CCGACTGCCTTTCCACCATCATAACCCGCGAAGATCTTCATGAGCTTGAGGAAGCCATGTCTGGCATCCGTGTTGTCTCTGGCCCTACTCTCGAAGCCCAATCCTATGGTGGTGGAGCCTTGGTCAGGCCGCGGATCGTGCCCATCGACGAGCTTTTACCATGCAAGTATAAGGGCGACTTCAAGCCCCTAGCCTTCCGGGGTCCAGCAACCTCGACTCCTCCCGGTAGCAACTTGGTACCGAGTAACCTGATTCCAGAGTGGGAGCCCAAGAAGAAGCCGGCCCCACTTGTTCCGTTTTCAGACGGTGAGAAATTTGTCATCCCGCGCAATATGGCCATTGAGAAGTATGGCATTGAAAGGAAAGTCACCGCTCCAAAGGCTTTAATCCAGGCTTGCGTCGATGATTACGGATCGCTCATCAAGTCAGGCCTTGCCAAGGACTGTCCTGATCTCAGCCCTATCACCTTTGAAATGGCTTGCGCTGGTATTCCTGAGGAGGACTTCTTCCGGGGTATCTCTCGTTCCAGCTCCCCTGGCTTACCCTACACCGCATACGCATCAGTTCGGCGTCTGGGAGGTAAGGTTGCCTTTTTTGGCGACGGTCAGATTTACTCGTTCGAGAGTGAGGATTGCCAGAGTCTTCGCCACGATGTTGATGAAATGGAGAGGCTCATTCTTGCGGGTGAGCGTCCCCTCGTCATTTACAACGACGTTTTAAAGGACGAGCTTAGGCCAATTGAGAAGGCCAACGCCGGCAAAACGCGCCTCGTCAGTGCTTCACCTCTTCACAACACCATCTGCTACCGCAAGCAGTTTGCCAGACTTGGTGCCTACATCATGGGCAAGCGTCTTGACCTTGAGACAGCCCTAGGCATCAACCCATGGGGCGGCGAATGGGCAGCTCTCCGAAACACGCTTTGTGCAAATTCCCCGATGATCATTGCCGGTGACTTCTCAGGTTTCGATGCCTCCCAAAATTCGCTTGTTCATCAGATGATCTGTGAGATGCTGATCGATGTCCTGGAAGCAAAAGGCGAGAGGGCCAAGCTCATTCGTGGTCTTCACAAGGAGATCTACAATAGTAGGCATTACAGTGAGGGCACTTTCTACGAGTGGACCGGCTCGCTCCCCAGTGGCCATCCCTGGACTGTGGTTCTCAACTCCATTTACGTCTGTGTCTCCATGCGTGTGGCATGGTCGCTTGCTGGCGGTTCTTTGTCAGAATTTAAGGACAAAGTTAAACTAGTGTCCTACGGCGATGATTCCATCCTCAGCGTAAAGGCCGACTCGATTGAGTTCTTTAACCAGAACACTATTGGCCACCACATGACCGCGCTGGGCATGACTTACACTGCTGAGGACAAGGGCAGTGGCACTGGAGCCATGTTCCGTAGCATTCAAGAGGTCACTTTCCTCAAACGTGATTTCCGCGTGAACCACGACCTTGGCATGATCGTTGGTGGTCTCGACATTGACACCATCTTGGAGATGCCGCTCTGGTACTCCAAAAAACGCGAGAAGAAAGGAAACCTTCGTGAGAGATGCGAGGAGGCTCTTGTGGAGCTTTACGTTCGTGGTCCATCAGACTGGGACGCGTATGCCCACCACATCATTGACTCCTTTGAGGAGCAATTTGGAGAGGTGCTGAACTTCCGCACCCCTGCGCT